TAATTGTGATTGTGTTATTTGTAACTGCAGTGGTTACGCCAGTTCCGCCAACAACACTTAGTGTGTCACTTAACAGGCTAACACCGTCTGTTCCGGTATTACCACTGATGTTTAGTGTAGTAGCTACGCTGACTGTTCCTGCTGCTGTTAATCTACCTTTTGCATCTACAGTAAAAGTAGGAATGTCTGTTGCACTACCGTAGCTGCCGGCTGTTACACCAGTATTTGCCAGTGTAAGTGCAGCACTTACGTTTGCACTGCCGTCTACACCAGTTAAGCTAGCAGTTGCATCACCTGTTAACTGTAGTGTACGAGCATTTAGCCACTTAGTTGCAGTGTCGGCATTACCAATCAGTGCAGCAGTAACATTACGTGCCGTAAAATCACCATTACTGTCGCGCTTGACTAGTGTGCCCGCTGTGTTTAAGTGTGTGGCTGCGTCAACCATATCGGTGTAACGCTTACCACCAATGATCACGTGATTTACTGCGTTACCGTTGGTTTCAAGACCCATACCAATGTAAAGTCTGTCACCACCATTACTACCATTATCTGCAAGAGCACTGTAGGCTAACTCACCTGCAGCTAGTACTGCTGGGTTGCCGCTTAACTCACTGCGTTTAATTCTTAATAGAGAAGCCATAGTGTCTCCTTAAAACTGACCAGCTTCGAAAATTTGTTTTTCTAGCTTGTTAGTTGCTGTCCATTTTTGTGTTGTGGCGTTATACACCAGCAACCCGCCATCTTGTAGTTGTGATAAGTCAATGTCCACACTGTTTGTTATACTACTAACACTTGGCGGAGGCATCATACCAGTTACAACAATAGTTGCCTTTTTATCGTCAACAACTACGTTTTGTACTTGCTGCCTTTGTACAACTGTACTATTATTTGATTCTGTTACAACTACATCGGTCATCTTGTAACCTCCGGTACTAGTGTTAAGTTGCCTACTAGGAACGGTACTACGTTATTGCCATTGTATAACTCTAAGCTATACACCGCGGTAGTAAAATTAAAACCGCTAGTCACATTGGCTAGTAATGTAATTGTAATTGTTTTAAATGTATTGTCCAGTACTATTTGCCCTGCTTGAGAAGTTGCTTCATAAATAATTGTAGGGCTGTCTACTGTTTCGCGTATTTGCATTCTAGCACTATACGTGGTAATCGGTACTGGTTCGTTAAATTCTATAACGCCACCACTGGTAAACTGTGTGTACTGTAAACTATTTACTTGATTTACAGTAATCGTATTATTCGTTGTATTGGTTGCTATGTGGTAAGTATCACCAATATTGTTGATTTCTTTCATACCGCCAGCACCTACCACTTTAAACCGCCAATTATTTGGCAGATTGTGATCTTGACTAGTGGTGATCACGCAAGGCGCAGCTTTTGTAATACTTTGAATTGGTACATAAACTTTTGTTTGTGATTCCCAACGATAAGTTTCCTGAAAGGTGCTGCCTTGATAAATCTTATAATTAATTTTAGCTGGTTGCATTGCTAGACACCTTTATCTTTCTTACAGCAGCTACTCGCTTAAATGCATTTAACTCATTAGTTAGTGCTATAACTTCGGTTTGCAGCTTGTCATTTTCTATACATAGCTGACGAAGTTGAGCATTTAATTGAATAATTTCTTGCTGCAATTTGTTAAGTTCTGTGCTCAGCACAGTATTCTGAGCGCTCATGCGTTCTAGTTCTTTATGCATTAACTCCATGACGCTATCACTAGTGTCTGATAAACGCCAATCTTTTACGAGTTTTTTAATACCAAAAGCTAGCGCAATTACTGCTAATGCAATCATAGAAATAGTTTCTATTGCCATATTACCACCTGCTCCTATAATTCATATTTTCCTTGTTAGCAGTAATATAGATATTTCTGCGAACTATATTAGGCTTTATACATTTCTACTGGCTTCCAGTATTGTTAAGAATTTTTGCTGACTACTACAGCAATTTGATATATTATACCACAAGGGCAGAGTGTTGTCAATGCAAAAAAATACCCTGCCCAATGATTTGAGCAGGGTATTTATGGAGCACTTTGTTTAGTAAAACATATTCATACCAGGCTCCATTGCCTGGGTCTCGTCAGAAGGTACTGTGCCATCTCGTTGCTGTGCTGTATGCATATAGAGCGAATACAGTATATTGTACAGCTCTAAGTGTGTCGTAGTTTCACCAGTTAACTCACCTGTTTGTGGATTACGTAGTGGAAAAATAGCCTGTGGATTAAACCGCTTTCTGCACATAGTAAATGGAGTTTTAATAACTTCCGTACCCATTACCATTACTTTTTCTTCATTAAAAGTAATAGTTGCTTGACCACCAAGGGGATTATCCACCATTATGCTATAGCAACGCTGCCACAGCTGACCTTGGCCTTTTTGTTCTTGATACTCTGCCATTTAATTTCCTTTATTATTAATTAGTCTCCGCCCTGGTCAAAATAAATCCAAGATTCTGCTAAAAATACTACAGTACTTTGCGATACTATTGGTGAACCAGTAGGCGAGGTAGATATTTGTATAGTTACATTTATATAACTTTGTGTAAGATAGTAGTTATTACCAGTTTCAACCACATATACAAATGGTGCATTAGTAGTTGTACCGGGAGGACCGTCTCCTAAAATTTCCATCCAACCACTAGTGCCGCCATTAGTAGCTAAGTTACTAGGCGACGAACCATAGCCACCTGTAGGACTAATAGATGACTGTGATGGATTAAATATAAACCTAACGTACTTTCCTACACCACTAGTACTACTTCTAGGAGTTATCCAGTCATAGGTATTTAAAAGCCCATTAGCATACGTAGCATATCTACCGTCTTTGTAGAATATTACTCCTACAAACATATCAGTTGCATTATAATCAGCACCGCTAATCTGATCAGCATGTATAGCCAGTGGATTATACACAGTAGGTACTACAGTAGTATAACTAATTTGTAGGTTATTGGAAGCTACACTGCTGCCACCTAAGTTGTTTAGGAAAGCTCCTGCCGGTACGCTAATGGTAGCTGTGCCACTGCTGTTAGCTGGCGGAGTGTAGGTAGCTGTAAAACTGGTACTACCATCTCCACCACTAAAGTTAGAGATACTACCTGCACTAACACTGATGTCGCTTTGCGTAAATCCAAACGCATTAGTGTTCATCTGAAATGTTAACTGTGCAGTTTGGCCTATGCCTAAATTAGCATTGTTAGTGCTAATAGTAACAGTTGGTGGGGAAAATATTGTTACAGTATATGTTCTGTTAGCACTAAAACTGGTATTAGTTGTGGCGTATACAGTAAAACTATATGTTCCACTAGTATTTGGTACGCCACTTAATGCTGCGTCATAAAAGAATGGGCCAAATGCTAGCTCGTTACCGCCAAAACTCATTCCAGGCGGAAGTGTGCCAGTATAACTAAATGTTGCAGGTGTTGGGGAACCATTTACTAAGATTTCGAAAGCTTCAAAATAATAGGTACCCACTGTGCCATTAGCTATACTTGTAGGACTAATAGATGTGGCCGGCGTGGTGCTAGTATCACCAATGCTAACATCCAGTGCAGTAGCTACTACTGTGCCACTAGTACTGCCTGTACGTAATTGTACTCGTAAAGTCTCGGTACCTTCAGTAAACGCGTCACTGCGTAGCGTTCGTGTAAAGCTTCCACTATTATTGTTTACACTAACAGAGCCTATGTCAAGAAAATCAGTCATGTCGTTACTATCAGCAAATCCGGCACCTGTAACGTGTGACCAGTATAGAGTACCAGTACCAAAATTAGTAGTTGTAACTGTGTACGTAACGGTAGGACTAGTAGTTTCGTTAACGTTTGCCACATTTCTAGTTAAACTGTATGTGGGCGCCGGTAGTGTATTGTAGTTGATAGTAAGCGTATTGCTGGCTGGGTTTATGTTTCCAAAACTATCACTAAAAGTTCCGGATGCTACAGATATGGTTGCTGAAGCGCTACTATTAGCTGGTGGAGTATAGGTCGCGGTATAAGTTGTACCACTACCACTAAAACTTGTTAATGAACCGCTACTAACTGTAACGTCGGCAAGCGTAAAGTTACTGGTAGACTCACTACTAGTAAACGTAATTACAGTAGTTTGGCCAATACCTAAATTTGTACTGCCTGCTGTAATGCTCATTGTAGGCTGTAAGGTATCATAACTAATTTGCACAGTATTGGAAACAGTATTATTCGCACCAGTATTTGCATTTGTAAAAGTATTAGCTGGTACAAAGATGTTTACAGTACCATTACTATTTGTAGGCGGTGTGTATGTACCAGTAAAGGTTTTGTAGTTGCTGGTAGACAGCGCACTTAAGCTACCTGCACTAACAGACACAGATCCATTACCAAAGTCGTAAGTTATGTCGCTTGTTACAAAAGTTATAGTAGCTGTTTGACCGCCAGCCAATACAGAAACATTACTAGTTACGACAGCAGTAAATGTGGCTGACTTACCACGCAAATCATTCATGCTAATAATAGTGCCACTGCCCGGCTTTTGTGCCAGGTTACGAACATCGGTATCGTTCATGGCTATCAAAGCCGTTGCCGACTTTGATAGCTCTACGTTAACATCACTTAAGCCTATCTGTCCACTGGGTGTTGGCATTTACTAATTCCTTTAACTGATTTAGTTCTAGTCGTAGTTCTTTTATTGCTTCAATAAATAGTGGAGCTAATCTTTCGTATCTAACTGTAAGATACTCGTTACTGATTGGTGCGGCGACTACTATTTCTGGTAATACTTTTTGTACACCTTGGGCACTTACTCCTACTTCTATACCTTTATCTTGATAGCCTAGTTGTTTAGCAGTTTCGTTTGGTTTGTAATAAAAACCGCTTAACGTACACAACTTATCTAGTGCATTAGTTATTGTGCCTAGTTTAGTTTTTAATCTATCATCTGAATAGTATGCAGTAATGTTTCCAGTTGCACGAATTTCTCCTGTACCGCCGAAAGCAGCTGTACCAACTCCAAGGGTGGTTATAACTGTAGCCTGTAAATCAGTTACACCAGCCCATACCTTAATAGCATTAACATCAGTAGCAATATGTACATTAGCTTTTAAAGTACCAGGATCTCCAGTATAGTCATTAGACCACTTAGTAAAAGCTCCTGCAGTAGTTGAATTACCTAAATCTGCCTGACTTACTGGTGCGGCACTTAATCCTTGGCCAGCTCCTACCCTATTCATTTTAATAATAGCAGCATTACCGCCGGTCGCCAAAGCGGCAGTGGTGCGCATGAAATCGCCACTATAGACTCCGCCAGCGCTGCCACTAAAGTTGTGGAATTGTCCACCCCAGTTTGATGTGCCCAGCGCAACGCCGGCAATAGCTCCAGCACCAGTAACACCAGTAAATTCATCTGCTACAATTAAACCAAATGCTCCAGTATTACCAATAAAAGTACCTACAGTAGAATATCCTCTGGTTTGCGTACCCAGTCCAAAGCCAAAGTAACCTGTTCCAGGTGCAGTAGATTGGGTTCCTGATTGAATGGATGCTACACTTAAACTATTAGCAATAATTCTATTACCACTAATACTGTTTTCTACAATTAGTGAACCAGTAATATACGTAGTTTGGGCGGCCCAGTTAAACCCAGTATACCTATATACTTGTGAGGTAGCAGTACTAGTAGCTGTAACAGTTACTATATCGCCCGCAACTGGGTTTCTATTTATTACTGCAACTACTTCTGCATTACTTGGTGAGCCAGTTCCACTAGTTCTAGTAACCACAAAGGTTGCTGCACCAGGAGCACCGTCAACACCATTGGTACCATTGGTTCCATTGGTTCCATTGGTTCCATTAATACCGTTAGCCCCATTAGTACCATTATACGCTCTAGCTGTTAGCTGATAGCTTGTGTCGTTCCAATTTAGCGGACTAGTAGTTGTACTACCTGTAACTGTTAGTGGTATTGTTATACCCCACAGAACGTTACCTGGTGTAGTATCGGTAGGTACATAGGTAAACCAACCACTGGGAGCTGTATAACTACCGTCGCTCCAAGTATATGACGTGGCCGCTAAATTGGAACGACTTGGTTGCGAAGTAGACCATCTATAGATGGTTGGAAAAGCCGACATTATACCAGCGGCACCTGTTTGGCCTACTGCCCCATCATAAGCTACGCTTAGAGTAGCTGACTTACTGAATGTTTGCCCAGTACTCTGATCAGTTACTGTAAGATTTACAGTAATAAAATTAATGCCCGAACCACTTGGTGTAAGTGTAACACTAGACGCGCTACTAGTGCTGGGCGTGGCGTTTGTAATAGACCAGCTATAGCTTGGAGAGCTTATATTTTGCGTAACCGCATTCAATGTTGCAGTTGTTGGTGAAAATATATCAGCAGCATTTACCTTAAAGTTAGTAATATTACCAATATCTACAGTTTTAGCAGCACTGCCTGTGGCACCATCATCTACTACTGCAACAATTTCTTCATCTACTAGTGTGGTTGTTCCGCCTGCCAGGTACATTCTGGCACGAATAGTTCTAGTGTTTGCAGGTATAGTATATGTATACGCAGTTTCATTGTTAGCAGATGTATACTGATTAGTATAAGTACTACCGTCGGTACTAGTAGCAATTATTATTCTGCCACTATAATCCTGCGGCGCGGCATCGCCTTGTTTAGACTTTAAGCTAAAAGTTACTGTACTAGGCGTAAACGCACCTGCTGTAGATTTTCTAACAGAACTGCTGCTAGCAATCATCCAGTAACTTATACTGTTTTGACCATCTTTGCTTACATTTACAGTCAAGACTTTGTCTAGCACTATACTGGTGCCTGTTACGGTTGCACGATATGTTGCGGTTGCAGTAGTCGAACTAACAGCGGTAACACTTATTGCTCCAGTAGTTGCATTTATACTACTGGTCATTCCAGTTTCGCTAACCTTGCTGTACGCAACTCCACTGGTTAGTATTTCTGTTCCACGAACTACCAAAAATTGACTTGATATTGGCAGCTGTCCACTGTAAATAGTACCGTCGGACTGTGCTTGTATAGTCTGATTTTCGTTGGTCAAACCACCAATATAGCTGTCATCGCCTTCGGCTATGCTGTATACACTCAGTTCATCATAGGTGGTAACACCGCCTGTTCCAGTTACTACACACTTTATTAGCTTAGATGCAGTTGGACTAAATTGAGATACTACAAAAGTAGAGTTTGTTTGGCCGGACTGCAGTGTATTGTCTACATACCACGCATAAGTTGCACTAGGAACATTTATTACATTGGCTGTAATAGTAATAGTTGCTGGCGTTATGGTTCCGGTATTTTTCTGCTTTATAAACGCAGCTTTGTCAGCAGTTAAGTTTACAACTGGTGCATTAGACCCGGGAACTCCTTGAACACCTTGCTTACTTTTGCTAAAACTTTGTGTAACTACTCGCGTACCAGCAATACCTGCTTTAGTCTTGTAACTAATAGTATACTCTATAGTAGCAGTATCTTGCGTCATATTATTGTGTTGATCATACACAATACTATACGGATTTATAGTTGGAGTAGTGTCCGGAGTTATACCGGTACTATTAATATTAGTAATAGTCCAGCTGCCTGCGGAGTATGGACTGCTGTTATCTACTGGCAGCTTTGCTGAGCCTTCGTATACTTCAATGCCAGTACCAGTGTCAACATACTCTGTAGGGTCTATAGCACCTGCTGAATCTGCTTGCAGTTGAACTACTGGATTTGATATGTCTACTACAATAGCGTCGCTGCCATTATTTAATCGCCATACCGTATCACTGTCACTTACAGAACCAAGTGTAGCAGTTACTAAAGCATACGCAATGTCATTGCTAATATGAAATTGTGCATTTGTAATAGTGATTACATTGTTGCTTTGTGTAAAAGCAACGTTGCCTATAACTGTATTATCTGCCTTGTAGCCAACAACTGTAAAGTTGGGCGTGCCAGTTAAGTTTGTAAGTGTGGCCGTGTACACTATTTGAGGAATTTTACTCAAAGTAGCGTTAACGTCATCGTATACAAAGTTATTGGGCACTGACGTAAGTTTTAATTGTGGCGCATCTTGACCAATGCCGTCTACAATTTCCCAGTCCCGTAAAACCTCTACGCCGTCATATATAGCCTTAAAAGTAACCTTTGCAGTTCTTGCAGTGCCTGTCCAGCCGGTCGCAGTAAATACACCAGTAGTACTATTGATACTTGCTATGAGTCCATTTGTAGCACTGTTTGCGACCACACTGTACACCGGACCTTTAGGGTCAGCAGGAGTATTTGCACCTCCTGCTGTTACCTCAGTACTGTAGTTCCACACTCTAAAAGTGCCTGTTGCATAGCTCCAGTCAGGAGTGTTAGCATTTTGACTACGCAGCAAATAGTGTGGATCGTTAGTTAATTCGCCATAAACTCTTGTTAACTCGTCATATGTTTTAGCAGACAACTCGTTAGAAATAGTGTAAACACTAGGATCTATTTTACTAATAAAAGCATAACGAACATAATACAGTGTATTTGTTTGTAAGTTATCAATAGTTACAGACGAGCCTACTCCATACTCAATTGGAGTAATATTTTGCGGATTAAATCCTTGAGTTGTGCTTAACCATACCTTAATACCAACTAAATCATCACGCACATCCGTGGTACGAATTGCATCATATCTAGTGCTATAAAGTAAGTGTAGGCGTCTTATACCTGGAAATAAACTTACTGACATAGTTATCCTTTTATGTAATAGTTGTTACAACTATTGTACCAAGCGCGCTTTCTGAGCTATATTCGCCGCTTCTGCTTATAGTTCTGCAAGCTACCCTATACGTAATTCCTGCTTGAGAAATTCTTGGGGGCGGCAGCTCCAATAAGTTAAATCTGGCTTCACTTGGGCTCTCTACAATTTTTATATTATTAGTGGTATTTGGAACTATATCCCAGAAATCTTCCACTCCCGTATCTTTATATAACCTATACTCGTAGGCTCTAAAGTCTGCATTTTTAGTGATAGTTTGTGGTACTTTTGCAACAATATAGTTTGTATCTAGATCTAATTCGACCGTAGGCACTGTTGGACTTAGTCCAGCCGTTCCAGCAACAAATACAAGCATAGGACTCCAGTTACCAAATACACTGCCGGTTCTGTTGGTGTATCTGCCGCGAACTTTATAAGTTTTTCCAGTTATTAGAGCTGTAAAAGTTATATTACCTTGCTGTTTCTCTACAGTATACAAGTTTGTTGGCGCATTGCTATTAAACTGCTGATCTCCTGGAATCATCTCGAACTGAACTAACTCTGCATTTCTACTATCATTCGCCGTGTTAGTGAAGGTTAGCAATGCAGCTGTTTGATAAGTTCCTACAGAAATTTGTTCACTAGTTTCACGAGTGCTTACTACACTAACAATTGTAGGATATCCAACAATTGTTGTATCTACAATACCCATAGATGGTAATGTAATATTAGGATTATATACAAGTAAATCATTTGCTAAATTTGCTGTATATATTTGTGGACTGTAATCGGTTAATGTTATGCGTGCAGAAGTATTTGTAGTTGGTTCAATGGACAAAACAATTAATTCTTGCGTTTCTTTATTTATCTCGCCCAACATAAACAAGTTATCTACTTGTAGTTCCGCACTAGTAATACTTTCTTGTACAGTAATTGTATCAAAGTAACCAGTATTAGTTACAGCTGCTAGTGTTTTATATACGCTGCCACTACCAGGACTTGTAGTAATATTATTATTTCGTACAAGTATTCTGTAAGTTTTTCCAGCTTGTAGAGGTACTCTTTCAGTTAACTGAATAGTTTTAGTTGTATAATTTACGCTTTTAATCCTGCCACTGGCAGTTCCCCACGATGGAACATCGTGACTAACTCTTACCAAGTCTCCACGATTACAAACTAAATACTCAAAGTCAGTATTTATTGTATAAGTTTCAGGGCGAAGCTTTAGTTGTGCTAGGTGCCAGCGTGCAAGATGTAAAGCCTGAGTAGCGTTAGTTACACCAGGTAGTTGTAGTTCTTCAAAAATTTCTGCTGCCTGTTTACCAGACTCTGTACCGTATTGGCTATATCCATAGTTGTATGCATATAACTCTTTTGGCTGATATGCATTTTCTTCGTCTTGTATGGTTACTCTGAAAGCGTGCGGAATTCTTGGCAAATTCTTAGTAGCCTCAAATCCCCAGCTATTGTGTGGAGTAAAATGCTGTACAACGTGAGTTCTTGGTTTATCAATAATCACGCTCCATTTGCCGTCTATATAAATTGGGCTGGCCTTTCCGGCTGCACATATATCGCGCAAAGTATCCATTATACTTTGCGTGCTAGTAATAACGGCATTATAGGTTAATTTAGGATTATTGGCTGTTGGTGTATTTGGATTGCAAAACTCGTGCCATTCTTGTATTTTTGCTAAATCTATATTTGCCTGCACGTCTTGGGCAAAGGTTGCAGTGCCCCACGTAGCTACTCTGTATACGTTAGCAGGATGTGTTAGTATGTATAAGAATAAACTTGCAGGATTATTAGTTTGTCCATATACCCAGTCTTGTGACGTTTTATTCCAGTCTAAGAACATTGTAGTTACAAGCGCATTTACGCCGTCTACCTGGCCATTAGCTTTACTTGTACTCTGCACTTTAATAGCTGTTCTGGCTAAATTACCTCTAGGCAACTTCTTCAGCGGAGGTTCGAAACTATTAAAACTAGTTGCAGAAGTTAGTGTAACTCTATTGTAAGTTCTGTACTCACTGTCTTCCGCTTCGTCTGGTTGAACGTCTACTCTGCGAACACGTAGCTTATACCTTGCTAAGTCTAGACCGCGTACTCTGTAAACCCAGTTAAAAGGATCTTTACGCTTTACAAATAATCTATTACCTAATGTAACAATAGTTTGTGGGCCTAGTGCAACGTTTTCGCTTTCGCTGTAAGTTATTTCTAAGGCTACTCCTTTGTTACCACCAGTATCTGTTGCCTTAATATTAAGCGGATAGCTGCCCGCTTCAAAATATTCATAAGTTGTTGTTGTGCTACCCCAACTATCTTTTGGCAAATTGAGTACTGTTGTAGTGCCTAATTTAATAGTGGCAGTATCGTCTACACTTGCTGTAAATGTATATATGCCTGACTTTGGTAAGTTTACTGTTACAGTAGTGTCCATTGTAGTACCAGTACCAACCCAAACATAATTATCTTTTAGGAATTGGTCCCAGCGACTATAATCACCTGGCTTAGTAGACCCAGCTACTGTTGCTAAACTAGTTTTAAATATACTGGTATTGCTTAGCCCTGATGTAGTTGGAGCATTTTGATACAGTAATCCGCCACTTACTTGTACAGTAACAATGCCGGCAAATATTTGACCACCCTCATAGTCGGGTAATCCTTTATTTTCAAAAGTAAAGTTTAGTCCAGTATAACCACCAGCCAATCCACTTAAGTGGTTAATAATTCTGTCTGGTTGATTTACAAATCCCACTCCGCTTTGTAAACAAATAGTGTAAAGCTTTGTATATCCTGGAGGGATTTGTGGTATTCTTGTTGCAGTATTATCGATACCAAGTAAGCTTCCTAGTCCTGTGCTTTGATAATAGTCTCTCAAAGACTGACTTGGCTCACTATTTAAATTATCAGTAACCGCTCCCGAAAATTCTGTTATTACGCTGCCAGGGCCTATGCAAATAACATGCCATCTATACAGCGAGCCAAAACTAACGAATTCATCGCCCACTGCACTTGGCGCAGTCAAGTCGCGTATAAAAGCTACCGCGTTAGTATTAGGTGTTGTGCCTGTACCCCCAGGGTTCCACGGAGCAGTTTGTTGAAACGGATCACTGACCTTTGCTACTTGTATCTCAAAAGTAGCGGTTGCCTCGCTTATAGTGCCTGCGTCATTTCCTTTTGCCTTAATTCTTCGTAAGCCTTCTGGAAAATTAAAAGCAATATCTACACCCGTACCCTGCTGCTCAAATGTAATCTCACGCCAAGGATTGCCGTCTGTGGTATTGTTTACCAGCTCACCTTGTTGCGAGAATATTTGCTCTACATCTGTTGGATACAAGTTATTAAAAGGTACAGCATGCTGAGCTGTTTCCGTTAAACTTCCAGGCAATGTTACTACTTGCTTGTCTGCATCCTCACCTAGATCAGCAAAATAATACGCCTTTAAGTCGTTTGCACCAACACAGATATTTTGTACATCCAGTGGACCAAATCCCCAAATAATAAGTAAGTTTAGGGTGTTAGTGTTAGTTTGTGTTTCGATATACGGAGTTGCACCCAGTATGCCACTAAATCTTACACGACCTAGTACAACTGGAATAGCTCCCAGACGGTTTGCCTGGTTTGACGAGCCGTTAAATAAGCCCATTTGATTTGGCTGGCCAGGATCTTTGCCCATATCCGGCATGCGTACAGGCGCGATAGCGTTTACCAAGGCAAAACCTGCAGTTGAGATTATGGCTGTACCTAGTGCTGCAGCTACTTTTGCGCTGGCTATCTCACCAAATAGTGTTGCACCTAATTTAGCACCATAAACGTTTGCTACAACCATTACAGCAATAAATAGAACCATACGCAAGGCATTGCGTCCTTGTGCAACAGTTCTGTAGCTTACTTGTTGTCCTTCCCGCAGCACAGTGGTATCCCACTGATCTTTAGGCACAGGTACGCCGTCTACCATAATAACAATACGGCTGCTTAAGTACTTGCCTATGCTGTATTTTTCAGTTAAAAACTTAACTAAGTTTGCAATAGTGGTTCCGGATACAGTCCACTCTGTAACATTACTTATGCGTAGTGGATGTGGTGCACCAGTTAGCTGAACGCTACTGGCACTGTATCTAAAGTATCCTTGGAAACGCTTTTTCCAAGCAATACTGCTTAGAGATTCTACAACAGTATCTTTACCATCACGGCTATGTATAAATCTATTACCACCACAATACACACCAATGTGTGCAGGCTCGCCGTAAATGTTAAATAAACACAAGTCGCCAACAACAGGCTTTTCCACTTGATGCCAACTATCCTTGTGATAGTTTATTAGCTTGGTAACTTGCTCGTCCCAACTACCAGTATACAAGTCGCTGTAGTCTGGTAACTCAATGCCTAGCTCGTGTTTGTAAATTAATCGGGCAAGACCCCAACAGTCTACACCTGACTGTGTTCTACCATTTTCCTGGTATGGTAAACCAATGTACTTATCAAAATTCATTAGAATAGTCCTGGAAAATAGTTTGGTGTAAAATTATAGCACGGAAACGGTTCACGGCTATAATCAATCATGTCTAAGTTTAGTGTAATACTTTGTGCATTATAGTTTGCACTAACAATATAAAATCCTGAGAATACGGCTTCAATAGTATCAGGACTACTGGCCAGCACTAACTCCAGTGTTATTCTAGTAGGATTTAATAAGTTTTCGCGAATAAGTTTAATGGCATCAGGCGTAACAAAGTTGAATACTACACTGCAGCGGCCAACCCCTGCGTCTTCTTCGCTTGGTAGCGTAATCTCCATGGGCAAGAATAGGTAGTTTTGCCCGCGACTTACTACACCATAGATAACTTCGTCGTCTGTGGTTAAACCAGTTATCCGCTGAGTAAAGCTATCCGCCAGCCTAACTGGTACAGTTGGCTGGGCTGGATCTTGTATAGTTAACAATGTTATTAATTGCTCGTCTGTTTCTGACGAGAACATAGCTTTAATAGCTTGCGGACTTAAACTGGATAATCTACTCATGGTAATATTTCAAAATTTAAACTTGTTTGCCAGTAGCCTGGAGCTAGGTATTGTAAGCGGTAAAATTCACCGTCTTGCTGCGGGATTATACGAGCCTCCACCACTGTACCTAGCAGCCTAGGATGTGGGAAGTTAAATCGCTTGGTACCCAGCAGCGTATCTTGCACAAATGTCTGCAGTGTCTCCGTTTGTGCAGTAGTCATAATAAAACTAAGCTGCATTGTCGTAGGACGCTTGCTGCGAACACGCTGCTTTGCAGGACCTGCGTCAGTTTGGGATCTTATAATATTGATCCCAACTGACTCAGTAAATCCTTTTTGTGGTACTTGTGGAAAGTTATTGGCTGTTGGCCAGCTTATTGTAGCCATAATTATCTCCTTGTCATTGCAGGTCTAGTCATAAAGTTTGCACTAATTGACTGCTGCATAGGGCTATTTTTACGACCCACTTCACTTGCAACCATTTCACCAATTACTACCTCAATCTTGCGATTGCCCTTACTGTCTACTGTTTCCATAGTTTCAGCCTTTTCACCGCTGAAATTATTTACAACTACATCAACTTTAGGTTGTTGCTGTGTGGTGCGAACACCAAGGTTACCTTGACCGTCACGCTTTAGGGGCATAATGGCTTCGGGTCCAGCTTCGCCCATTAATCCAGCACCTTGTGCAAACTTGAATAAGGTGGGTTCAGTTACTATTTTATTAGTAAACATTCCACCTTTGCCAAATTTTTGAACTCCGCCATCAAAAGCGCCGCCCTTGGCAAGGAATAATCCTAAATCTTGTTGGCCGTACCCATAACCACTTCCAAAACCTCCAGCTGGATTAAATATACTACCAACCAGATTCATCAAACCAGGTCTAAATGCTGCGTACATTTGCATAGCTTGTAGGCGTAGCTCATAGCGTAACAAATCTTCAAGCATGCTATTAATTAAGCCCTTGAAGTTTAGTTTACCGGTTTTAGCAAACTCTGCTATAGCATCAGCCATACCATTAAAGGTATTTTTAAATACTTCACCGTATGCTTTTTGTCGCTCGCTATATCTAGCTTCCTCATCAATCAGCGATTTTTTGGCCCCTTTTAGCTTATTAGTAGCATCAATTTCTGTTTGAAATCTTTGACCAGCAAGTGCCATATCCTGTCTAATTCTTTCACGCGTAGCTTCACCAGCCTCACCTGGATCAGCTTTTAAGTACTCCTCGCGAAGTCTATTAACAGTAGTTAACCAATTAATTTCCGCGGCAGCTAATTTAGCTGTAGTATCTAGTTCTAGTTGTCTATATTCAATAGATCTTTTTGCGTCGGCTATCTGCTGTTCGGTTAAACTTTCGCGCTTAATTTGTAAGTCTAGCTCTAGTTGAGCAACTTCTAAATTAGCGCTATTAGAAATAGCGCGTATCTCTGTTTGTGTTTGAATACGCTGAATTCTTCTAGTTTCTTCTAGAGTAATTGTTTTCAGTATTTCAAGATCTTTGGCTAAAGCGTTTTGTTGCTTAGAATTAGCTAATTGTTGTTCATTGGCCTTTTCTTTATTTTGCTGAACTAATTTGAAAGCATCCTCTAGTTCTTTAGTATTTAGATCTTTATATTGCTTTTTAAGAACGTTGATATTTGACTCAAAGTTTGCTTTTTCCGCTAATAGGCTAGCGGCTGTAGTATCAAAAGCATTTTGTGCCTGTTGATTTTGTAGTACTTCTCGTCTTGCTATCTGTTCTATATTTAATTGGCCATTACGCTGCTGCAGTATATCTATACTACGCAGCTCTTCTTGCGTTGCAAAGCTTTGTAGTTTTATTGCTTCAGCTCTTAGTTTAGCGGCTTCATTTCTGACCTTGTTTTCAGTTTTTAAGCTATCCAGCTCTTTTTCTCTATCTATTGCTGCCTTATCAGCACCAAGCTTAAGATCAGCACTAACTGCTGATCGCATTTGAGCAAGTAATGTAAGAGCTTCCGGAGACTGTACCTTTAACTGTCTTAATCCAGCACTTAAATTATCTAAGAAAGTTTTGGAACCCTTTCCAGTAGCTATAACTGCCTGGAATTGATCAGTTAAAGTTTTCATTACCTCTGCATCGGCCAATGCTGTCTGTGCTTGCTCCTGCATTCCTGGGGTACGGTAAGCACCTTTAACATTTTCCTGAGCAGTACTTAAATTAGTAGCTGCTGTTAAGCCAATGGTTGCTGCGGTTGCAAGATTCTGTGCCTGCACAAGTTCACGCATAACTTGTATTTGCGTTTCACGCAGTTTAAAATCTGCTTGATTTAGTTTAGACTCTAGCTGTGCTACACCAGGTACTTCCCCTATTAGACCAATAATGCCACGGGCTAATCCAATACGTGCTTTTTCAAAAGCTGCGTCTAAATCACGCTTTACTAAATTAGAGCCCTTTTCAAAACCTTCAACAACTAACTCTCTAAATACTGGTTCGGCCATTAGGCTTGCAATCTTTTTGCGTTCTTCAGTATCTTTTTTGGCTAGTTCTAGCAATCGTGCTTGGGCTTTGTTTAGTTTTTCACCAACCTGCTCTAAGTTAGCAACTTGTGAAGGCACCATGTCCCCACCAAACTCTGCATTTACACCTGTTGTTGTTCCCTCATAAGACTTTTGAACTTTTTCATAGTCTAGGGTTAGTGCTGCTACTTCTTGTCGTGCTTTTTTCAGTTCAATTGTGGTTGCACCGTGCAGTTTATTTAGAGACTCAATCTCTGGCTTTAGTCTATTTATTTGCTGTACTGTAGCTGGGCTAAATAAACCAGTAATTGCTGATTCTTGCAGCAGTCTCTTCATGTTTCCTATACTATTTATAGGATCTTGTAAAGCTCCAGCTAATTTAACACTAGCATTCACCATGTCTTCGCCCAGCTTTGTCGCTGGTGAAGTGTCTAAAGTACTACGAACAAATTCTTTATAAGTTTTATTTAGTTTATTTAAGCTTTCGTCATACTCTTCACTACGAGCTGCTGCTAGTTGTTGTTGTTTACTAATTCCGGCAAATACGCCTTCTACGGCCTTTATAGACTTTGCAGCTTCAGGACCTTGTTCTTTTATGGCCTGTAACCATTCTATTTGTCCAGTACCTTTAGCACCTAACAAGTTAGATATCTGGCTTTGGGCAGCTTGTCTTTCTGCATCACTATCTATTGCCGCTAAACTAGCTGCAATTTGCTTAACTGTGCCTTCTGCAAACTTTGATAGCTGGTCCTTGTTTACTACACTCAACAATCTGTCTACAAATCTATCCCAACCATTTTGTGCTTTTGTAAGCTCTTCGAACTTTTCACGAACTTCTGTTAAGTTTTCAACTAATCCTTTGAATGCATTGGCCTGAGCCATTACTACTTTTGATTGAAATATATTTTCCGGATCAGTTTTTAGTAGTAGTGCTAGTGTACGTTCGTATGTTTTTATAGACTCGTTGGAGGCGTCTAAAGCACCATTGAATGCGACTGTTTGTTCTTCAGAAGAAGTCATCCAGGCATCTAATCCTTTTAAAAGTGCCAATACTGCTGCACCTGCAAATAGAAATCCTTGTATAGCACCAACAAAACCAGTAATAGCAGTTGTAGCTATAGATATAGAGCCTGCTATAGCTGTGAAACCTTTTCTTATTGGGCCCATTTTGTCAGACTTTGTGATACTATCCATCATTTCTTTGAATGCACCAAATGCACCCAATGTACCAGTATCCTGAGTTGCCTGACTTACAATACCTTTACTAGCCGCTATAGCGGCCGTACGTTTTGCTAGGGCTTCAGCCTGCCCTCTAGCTGTAAATATATTGGATTGTTCTTTTAGTTTCTTGGTATTTTCTTCTACTACTTTTCCATAGGCTTCTTCTGCCTGCTTACTTGACTCAATGGCAGCTTTAGCTGCATAGTATCTATCGGCTATTTCTTGTTTACCAGATTTTTTATATCTGTCACCTACTTTTTGTAGATATTCAAGCTCTTCTTTGGTAACATCTTGGGTAGCTTTTTGAAGTATAGCATACCCCCTACTTTGCTTTCCAAAGCTAGTGCCACGAATCTGTTCAATTCTTTTGGCAGCCTTATCAACAGCAGCTACTTCTGCCTCTGCATTAGCTTCTGCAGCTAAACGAACTTTTTCTGCTACAGCCGCCTGTGCCTGTAGTGCGGCAGCGGCTTTACGGCCTGCCAATTCAGCAGCAGCATCTGCAGAAGACTTTAGCCCCTCCCTATATTCACCAATAGCTGGAAGTGCCTGTTTTACTAAAGTGACGCCCACTGCTGCAATAGCTGCAGTTAGTGCTGAAGGTGACTGGCTCAATGCATTTATTAGCGGACCTAAATATTTATTTACTGCTTCTAGGCCGTTTTGTGCTAGATTCTTTAAACTAGATAATAATTTGTCGTATGGATTAGTGGGTATATCAATTCCACCAAACTTATCTATACCTTCTTTTAGTACAGCATTGGCAAATGCCTGGCGACGCTCAAGATCTGTTAAAGCTGCAGTACTTTTGCCTACACTTAGCGCATACTGTTGTGTGGCCATGTCTAGCTTAGTAAATAAGCCTAATTCGTCTAATAGTTCTGGTTCTAGTTTTGTAATACCGCGAGTTAATCTGCTTATAGCATCACTCATGGTTAAGCCTAAGGCCTGTGATGCATTTCTAGCAACTTTGCCGAGTTCCATTAGTTGTTTACTGCTCATGCCACTACTTGTAGCTTTTACAGTTGCTTCCATGGCTTCACGTAAACTAATGGCGCCACCGCTAGCTGCTGCTAAGTTTTTTGCCAAAATGCCAAGACTCTGACCGCTTTGTGCACCAAGCTGATTTAAGCCCTCTATCATGTTGCTTGTATTCATTGCTTCGCGCAGAGCATTAAAAGCTGCCCCTACCGCAAATAAATTAGCAGCAACTGTAGCGTATAAACGAACTAAACCACCAAGACCCTGTGCTTGGTTTGCAAAATCTCGTGCGCTTGCTCCGGTAGTGCCCATGCTACCACGAGCGCGACCGTATTCTGTGCCCTCTCCTGGCTGTTTTTGTGCAGCTGGTCTAAGTGCTTTTTCTGATAATTGTGCGGCGCGAGTTAAATGTTGCCCAAGTTCTTTGGCTTCTTGATTGCGCTTCTTTAATGTATCACCATTATCAGTAACATTAAGATTAATGTTAATTGGATTTCCTGCCATAGATGCTCCTTGGCCAACCTGTATAGGTAGATTATTAATTGGTACCATTATAGCATTATAGTAGCCAATTGTCAAACCAAAATATTTTTAGCAATAAAAAACCCGCTAGGTTTTAATTAGCGGGTTTTTCTTTTGGTTGTTGTTTTCTAATTTCTTCGATTCTAACTGAATCAATCATGTGGACTAATTCTAAATAAAACCGTTTATCGCAGGCCTCTATTTCATATGCATCAAAAACTTCAAATATACCATTTAAGTTTTTACCTAAATAATTTCCGGCCATATATTCCCACTCGTCTCGTAGTAGTTTATATATGCTTAATGCTAACTGTGCTTCGGCAGGAAAATCGTCAAACTCTACAGGAGTTTCACTATCAATAGGTTGTGTGCCCAATTGTTCACACATATCAAAATATCGCTCCTTGGTCATTCCAACAGCGGTATTTTGCATATAATTTACAAGCCACTCTCTAAGCAGTATTAACTGCTCTTGGAGAAGTTTCCCAGGTCGTTTACCCGTTCGCTAACAAAACTATCAAAGTCGCTAGAATTCTTCATCAGCATTAGTGCGTTTTCTTTGCTATAAGCTAATTCATCTTCTGAGTCGAATTCGGATACGTCTACTGGTACTAGAAGATTAATGTATTTAAACTTTAAGCCCTTCCAGCCTTTGATAGCTGCATCAACATAAAGTTCTAAGAACAAGTCTTCATTAAACTCATCAGTAGTCTGTCTACCTTTAAAAATAGTTTTGGTTGACTTTTTGCGTAAATTAATTAAGCCGTCTCTGCTTAAGTAGTTAAGTTCAATACTGAATCCTGGAAACCCTGGGTATTCCACTTCAACAGTTTTACTTGGAACTAATAGAGACTTTAGGCTAATTTCCTGTGCCATGTGTTTCCTTGTTTTATTTTCTAGAATCTAAAAATTGGTGCCGGTGATCAAGCCGGCACCTGCTGTAAATTTAACAGCTTAAACAGTTGCGTAATATTCAATACTGATTTCGTTAGCCTGGTCAATATTGAAGTCAGTTCCTGTGTAGCCTTGTGCATTAAACGTAATGGTTGTTGAGATAACCTGTTCTGTGTTTACAGTTGGAATCTGTAACATAGCTGCAGGGATCTTTAAGTCAACGTGCGTACCGCTAGCTCCGCCCATTTGAATATTGATTGCATAATCTGGGTCGATCTCATTAGCTGCATTAGCTAGTAATCCGCTTAGCAGGCCACCAGTTTCTGTTGCACCACTACGTAGGTAAGCTGTTAGTGTGCCTGTAACACTGCGTGTACCTGTAAAATAGGTGATAGGCAGGTTAACTACACCGAGGTTAGCTGGTGTTAGGTACGTTAAGTTGTTGGCCAGTGTAATACTGCCACCTGTGATAGGTACTGTAAAGTCACTACCCGTAAAATCGTTAATAGTATTATTAACTTGTAGTACTGTTAGCTTGTTAGTAATGTACTTAGCATCAGTATTCTTGGCTTTAGCAGCGTCTGCTGTAGCGCTTAAATCTGTTCCGTCTAATGTAACGCTACCGGCACTTGGTTGGTCTGCTGTGATGTTTAATTGACGAATCAAGCTACCCTTACCTGCCCACTGAATATTTGCAATTGCATCAATTCCAAAGTCAATGGTTGCTGTGTCTAGAGCACAGTTGTCTAACACATAGGCCAGGTCGTCGAATACAACGATTAAGCCAAAAGCCTGCAGTTGGTGTTTGTTACTGTTAGTCATTACTAACTCACCTTTGCTAGCACCATTGGCCCAGGCGGCATTTGTTTGACCAATAGCTATGCTACCGGCAAAAGCATTCCACAGTAGACTTTCTTCACAAGTTATTGTGGTACCGTTATTAAACGGGCGTAAATAAGTTGAGAAACTAAAGTCTAGTGGCTCAAGAGCAGTGTTAAAACTGCGCTGACCACGAGCAGGTGTACCACCAGCTTCATTTAGTGTAACTGTATCAGTTGTAGTATTTTGACTAAAAGTCATGCCTTCCAAAACCTGAAACTCAAAGGTGTTGCTAGTAGTAAAAGGATTTGCTGAATCCTTATAAGCGCCTGCGCGAACACGACCTTGGCTATCTACGTTTGTAGTAAAGAAAACTCTACTATTACGAATTAAATTAACTGCCATAGTTATTCCTTTTTTAGTTGCTAACTGTTGGCACAGTTACTAGACATTTATCTGTATTTGTGCCTTTAGTTATCTAGTGCATAGCGCACTTCTAAATTTATTTCACCAACGCCATAAGGAGCCAGTAAACCTTCGTCTGTAGTAATACTTTGAATTAGGATTTCCGTTGTTTCCAAATTATTATCTACATCATATTGTAGTACACGATTTGCATCTATGCACCGTTCCAAATCTTCGATCAAGCTTTCTAGCTGCTCTTGTGCGTCGTCTTCACTGCGCACGTAAACTTTTACGCACACCATTAACATGCCCCACGTAAAGTTAGCAGGTAAATAGTCGCGCGTTTCGCTACCAGGGTGCATATATACGCACGGAAAGTCTTGTACTTCATCCCAAAATCTTAGTTTTGGAAAACTATTTTGAAACAGATTGGTTTTATACGGCCCTGTACCATCTATTTCTTTAAATTTTTCTGCTAGGGCCTTTACTATACTTGTTCTTCTGCTCATATATTAACAGCCCTTAGTCTATTAGCTACTTGTTGCTGTACTATTTCTCGTATTGATTTACTTATCAACAGTTTTGGATCTCTGCTACGAGGTAGTTGCTGCCTGCCACCAGTACTAAAAGTTGCATAAGGATTTTTCATGTAGGTATAAAATGCCGTAATCATACCCTCGCGACTTTCACTTAGTCGTTCTATTCTTACACTTTCCGCAAATCGTCCAGTTCGTAAGTTTAAAACATCTCGTCTTTCCCCGCTACCCATATTACGTTTAACTTGATCTACTAGTAAACTGTCTAATATGATTTGTAATCTGGCTAAGCTTATGCCTTTTTTAGCGGCTCTTGCAGGTATTCTTGTCTGCGGTTTTTGTGCTTTGGGTAGTTTTGCTTTACCTTTTGCAATGCCGGAAACAACTTCTTTTTTAACCTTTACTACGTCTCTGGAACTATCTGTTTTACTACTTTTGTGCGAAGATGGTTTAGTACCTTTAATGCCAGAAGTAATTACGTGATTTATATATTCTAATAAGTTTGGTGAACTCTTTTTATTTAGTATATATCTTGATAGCCTAGATCCAATAACGGTCTGAGCACTTGTAAAAGCTCTTGCAAGCTTCTCTAGTACTGCTTTGTTTACGCCACGCTTTTCGGTTTTTTCCAAAACACTACCGCGTCTAGAATTTATAAGACTATTTTCAAATCTTACAATATTTCCACCTACAGTTATAAACAACTTTACGAAGTTTTCAGAAAAATCTTTGTCTATTTGTAAAAAGATTTCTGTTTGTCTAGTGTCTTCAGTAAAAAAGGTAGCTGCTTCTAACGCTTTACCTGCTGGTGCTTTTGTAGAGGTATCGCTTGCTGTTTGTAAAACATCAAACATAATACCTAATAGCTTTGGACTATTAAAATTTAGGACTGTAGTACCAGTTTCTTGATCTACATATCCTGCGGCACTGTGACCATAAGCGAGTATATTACCTATACTGTCAATACCTAGATCTTTATCGGCTTCTTCTTGTGCAATAGATAAACCGATTTCTAGCGGAGCCCGTAATAGATCGCCTATTCGTGCAAAACTAGGAAATATGATTACTTCTGCATTTCCTATTGTATCGCTAAGCTTATATGGTACTGAAAATAAGTTTCGTACCTTTACAATAGTTGTACTAGTTCCAATATCTTGATCTACAATAGTTTTTAATGACTGCTGTAGGGCACTATAAGAAATACGTTTTGCACTAAATTTTTGAATGCCGAGCCTAATGGCTCGCAGTAGCATTTTTATTTCTGCATCAGAAAACTTGGCTACATTATAATCTTTTGCTGTAGGCTTATAAGTTTCACTTATATATTGTTTTAGAGAAGTATCTATATCTTGATAAAGTTTTAACTCTTTTTCAATATTGTCATAGTCAACAATAAGCATAGTTGGAAAACTATTATCAATTATATCTCTAAAATTAAGAGTTTTTCGTTCAAACAGTGCTGTATTTGCTGTTTTTACGTCATCACCTATAGCGTTTAATAATTCTTTTGCTAAATTTTGTACTAAAGCTGTGCTGACAAACTCTTGTATCTTTGCCATTATGTATAATCCGCAACGTACATATCTAGTACACGTCTAATATGTGCTGGTAAGCTTGCAGTGCTTACGTATTCGATCTGCACACTATTAGTGCCTGGCGCTTTTGTACTGTGAATAGCGCCGTCGTTTTTGCGATAGTAGGTAACTAAGTCTAGTACTGCAAGCTTTAAGTCTGCAGGTACCACTTCAAATCCTGCAAAGTAGCTTACTTTGTAGCCATTTAATAGTTTACCAAAAAAGTTATTTGGCGCTAATGATAAAATATAGTCGCCGTCCTGAATCCAGTCTGTAAACTTTGCGAGTCTTGTGTAAGTTTTGCCGTAGTCTATGCTACGCTCTACACTAATTACTTGCACGACCGGCGTTTCTTTTAAGATTAGCTTGTCCACATCGCCGTGAAATATTTCTACCTTAGCTTCGTCATAGAAGTCAACAAAACCTCTGCGACAATATGTTTTTACCAAGTCACTGACTTTTGGTACTAAGAAATCTATTTCGGCATCGTGGTTGGTACTGTTGATGCCAGCATATGTTTTATACTCTTGTCTTGTAATTAAATCTGCCATCAACTGTCCTCCTGTCTTTTAATTGGACTCTGTAAAATCCAATTAAAAGACAGGGATTTTTCAATCCCTGTCCTGCTTAAAATTAAGCTACGTAACGGATAGCGCTTACGCCAGCACCGTTGTTTGTTGTAATTTGTGTTAGACCTGTACGCAGGCTAGCAACCATTACACGACGCTGTGTTTCAACCAGGTCGTCTGTGTCAACACGTAGACCACGCTGATTACCAACTACGAAGTTCATTGGTGCGTATGCAATAGCAGCAACTTCACCAGCGGCCTTGCTGTTGAACTCAGCACTTACTAGTACTGGAGTATTTGCAACAGTACCGATCTGACCTGTTAGGAAGGTAGCTTGTGTACCAACTTTATCCATTGTCTGGAAGTTAGCATCATCTAGTAGGTCAAAGTAACCTTCTGTGCTAACAACATAGATCATTTCGGATGGGTCTAGACCCCAAGCACCTAGATCACGACGTGCATCGCGCAGTTTAGCAACAGTTAGCTTGTCAGCATTGCTGATATCTAGTGTAACTGCACTTGCTGCGTCATAAGCGGCCAGACCCTTAACAGGATCAGCGCCTGCACCAGCACCCAGACTGAATGCTTTGTCAACTGCACGAGCAACACGGCGAACCATGGCATCACGTACAACTGGCATGATTGCTAGTAGAGCGTCTTCTTCCTCTTCGAAAGCAACGTACTCGTTTGTAGCAACCTTGTATGCATTCAAGGTGATTTCTTTTAGAGCGTGAGTAGCATTGCCACCTGCGCTATTGCTTGTACCGAACTGAGCGTTCTGTACCCATGTTGCCATGCCAGCCTCTGGATTTACAGGGATAGTCATAACATTGGTCTGCATAGCGATAGCACGCAGAGTAGGAGCAATCACTAGACGACGGCGAACTTCGTTTTCCATGTTTAGGCTAACTTCAAGTTCCCATGTAGCGCTTGGTACGTGTGCACCATACTTTTGAACCATTTGACCACCAAACTTGGTGCTCTCTAGGCTCTTACCAGCCATCTTAGCCAGCAGAACAGCCTTTTCCTTGTCCTGATAGCTCATTTCACCTTGCTTAGCGTCGGTGAACTGCATACGGCTCTTTTGAATAGCTTCTAGTTCGGAAGCCTTCTCTTTTAGTGCAGCTTCTAGACCTTCTAGGGCTTTCTTCTGCTCAGCGCGCTCGTTTTCGAAACGCTTTTCAACTTCAGCTAGTAGCTTCTCAGCACCAGTTTCTGTTGGTGTTACTGCTGCAACGGCAGCCTTGATACGAGCTTGTAGCTCTGCTTCTGCCTTTTCTTGGGCAGCCTTCTCAGCGGCAGCCTTTTCTTGGGCCTGTACTAGGGCCTTAGCTGTCTGCTCAGCAGCCTTAGCAGCGGCATCTGCTAACATTTGCTCTAATTGTTTTGGATCCATGTTCCATTCCTTTGTAATGTCGCCATTTGCTTCCGTTGAGGATTCTAGCCCTTTAGCTGACTCGCTGCTGGGTGCAAATTGCTGTTTAAATAAACTATATTCTTCGTCATTGTCAAATGACTTGGAAAGATTAAATAATGTATTTTGATTAGCTGGTACTGACACTACTGAAATTTCATGTAGTTCCAAATCTTTAACTAAGAAAACTTCTGCTGCTGTATTGTACTCTGCATCTTTGATACGGAATCCAATACTAAAAGCACTCAGAATGCCTTTCTTAATCAACTTATACACATCGCCGGCCGCATCAGAGATTTTGGCTTTAATCCACAATCCCCTGTCGTCAACTTTGTGTTCTACCATTTTGCCAACGGGCATTGTGTGATTGTGATAAGCAAGAATGATAGGATTCTTTACATACTCCTGCATTCCCTTTTCCCAAACACCTGCGGGCACCACGTCGCCGTGGCGATCCTTGTCGTTGGTAGACGCGTAACCCTCAATCATAATGCTCTGATCTTCGTCATCGTCTTTTGGTAGTGCCTTCGCAGTAAACTTACTATTAAAGTAAAGTATTTTATCTTTATCTACCATAATACTCCTTTATTGCTGAGGTCTACCACCTTGCGATGGATCAGCAGCACTACCGGCGATATTAGCCGGTATTCTTAACTCGTCATGCCCTTCCAGTTTGGCATAACGCAATTCTGTTCTGGCTTCGTTAGGAGTGATAACTCCACCATTAACCAAACTTACATGATATTGAGCTATGTCTTTAAGCTCAGGCTGAAGTGCGTTAACATTGCTTGTAATTGGTTCCACGTCATATCCGAAGTATCTCTCGATACTAGACACGTATCTGCGCACCATTGGTAACACTGTTTCCAGGTAAAATAGGCGTAAATTAGGGGAAATGTTAGCATTGTTACCTCCCATTAATAAAATTGGGGGTACACCAACCGCAGTCATAATTTTTTCACTGTGTGTTTTAATAGACTGGTCAAAGTCCATTTCTTTAAAACTTGTGTCACTAATGTTGTGTGGCTTTAAGCCCGAATCCAAGATGATTGGACGCTTGCCGCCATTTTTTGAGCTGTATTTTTGTAACCAGTAACTAATTGTTTTTTCTTTAGCAACTTGCGATAAAGTGTTGTCCGATGTTAATACTAGTCCAAAAACAGCACCGTTATCAAAAAACTGCTCTTGGAATTGTTGCATTGAGTACAAGATCTTGATACTACGTTCGGCTGCTTCCAGTCGCGATGCACCACGATAAATACTCTCACTACTTACATCACGAAAGTAAAATACTTCCGACTCCTTAAAGTCAACAGCACCGTTGTATCTGTAGCCTTTAATAAATGTTTTTTGGTCTGTTAAGATTTCGACGTTTGCACTGGGCAAGTGGTATAAAAATGTACCATCAAAGTGCACAAATGCATTGCCTTCCAGCAACAAGTCAGTGAATATACACTGACGAAACTCCAGTGCACTCTGGTAAGGGTTTGGTCGAAAGTTCAACAGTGTGTTTAGCGTCTTTTGACGCACACCGCCTTGTACACCGTCGTGTACTTTATCTTTTATGTCGTAGTCTAGCGAGCTGCAGGCTGCTACCAGCATGCCTACACTGCGATTAACAGACTCCAACTTTTTAAACGCCTGAGAGTAGGTAAGCGGTTTGGCATCCGTACCAATCTGTGTGCCCTCGGCGTCTGCAATTCTGTACTGCGCTGGATTTAGCTTTTCCACTAAATAGTGGCGCAAATTAGTTATATAACCCATGTTTTGACCCTAGCAAAATTGGCTGAACCAGCTGCCTTGCGATTGCTTAGGTATAACATCACCACCCAAAAACTTTTCACGCTGTAGTTCTATCCAGCGAGCCTGTTTAGGCTCTGACCCTGGTCTTGGAGTTTTACCATAGACTCCGTGTAGCGCTACATGGTGTCGGTTACATAGGGTGTAAACCTGGTCATATAGTTCACTATGGTGTTCTGCAATAAACTCGTCTCTTACAGCTAAAATGCCTTCGTCGGTACTGATATCGTACTGCTTGCGCTGAGCCCACTGCTCCAACAATAGTGTTACGCTGTGTAAGTGATGCAGTTCCAAATCGACTTTGGTGCTACATATATAACAGCAATCTTGTTTCTCGTATGCGGCTTTTGCCCTGTCACGAACCCACTTTACCGGAATTCGTTTGTTTGTGTTTTTGGCCATAAGTAAAAAACCACCTTTGGAGATAAGAGTATTATACACCAAAGGTAAGTGTTTGTCAACGTAAAAATTTATCCTGCCCTTAGATTGTGTAAGTATACAGCGGATAGCGGACCGCGTCGCCCATGTGCGAGAACTTGTCGTGCAGTGGTCGTTCTTTCGTCAAACCTTCGCGGTTATCCCAACGGTACTGCTGGAACATGCCTAATACATGTTCGCACTCACGTAAGACCTTTAATCTGCCTTGTTGGATTAGTGTTTGCACGTACGCAATGCCTGGCAGCACGTCCTTTTTGGCTTTGGTGCTTGCAATATCGTATAAGTAGGCAAGGTCGCTGGCAAATTGTGCTGCTGCCGAGTCAATAAACACGTTCGACACCTGCCAACGTTGACACAGCTGCTGAAACACTTCCGCGTGTTCAGCCGTAGTCCGCTCAGCTTGCAAGTACTCGGCTACTATATAGAAACAATCGCGGTCAAAACTGTATACAATCACCACAAACGCAGTTTCGTCGCGATATCCAGGGTCGCAGCCTGCAATTACCTCACAGCGGTGCAGGTTGAGTACGTCCTCCGGCAGTTCGTCGATGACATTGTCGTCTACTAAATTGTAAATTTGGCCTTCAAACGTGGTAAAGCTGGCCATGTACTCTTGCTCAAATTCAGCCTTGCTCATGCTGCGGCGAGCTTCTTCCACGTCTGACTCAGCCATGCGTACATTTTCACTGTAGTCAGCTTGTAGTGAAACCCACTCTGGATATTCCGCTAAAAACCCACGCTCCCAAAATTTCGAAAACCAGTTTTGCTTGCCGCGCGGTGTGCTGATAAACAGGGCTTTTGCAGTAGGCTTGTCTAGGGTTGGTCGCAGTGCGACGTTAAAAGCAGCCTCGCCTCCGTCTCCAAGAGCGGCCTCGTCGAATATGATGAGATCATAGCTGCGTCCAACTGTACTGTCCACGGTACTGAGCGAGCCCATGCGTATAGTGCTGCCATTACTAAGTTCAATTATCTTGTCCTTTAAGTTGTCGCGTGTAACTTCCAAGTCAAAGTGCTTGATTAACCGGCGTTGCAGCTCAAACGAGATGCTGCTTAAGTTGTAGTTGGGCGAGATGATTAAGACGTTGGAGTTGGGCACTAAGGTAACCAGCTGGCCGATTATATTGGCGATATAGGTTTTGCCCAATCGACGGGCGAGTGCTGCACAAACGAAACGATATTTAGGATCGTTAATGGCGTTGATTAGGGCAATTTGTGGACGGTTGATAGTGTCCCATAAATTCAACAGTTTAAGGTAGTTGGTAATGGGCAGTTTAATAAACCTGTGCTGCGGCTCAAACTCCACAATGTGGTCGCAGTCTATGTCTGGTCGGCTAATAGTTAACATTAAACACCCTCGCCGCTAATCAGCTGCTGTATTAGTTTGGAATACTTGGTGCCGTCCAAGCCCTCATTGATTTGCACGTTAACCTGCTTTTGCGGCCCGGTGGCTTGCTGTGCTTTGGCCAGCTGTATTTCACGGTCCAGCAAGTCCATGCTCATTTTGTGTGATAGTGCCAACAGGTCAGCAATGTCTTTGCTACTACCTACCCCAGACTCTTCCAGCTCCTGAAACTTTTGGCGGATAAGTGCGTCCATGGCTTTGCGCATTAAGAATCGGTTGTTGTAGCCGGTGTCCATAAACACGTGGTCAATATACTGCTTTACCTCGCGACGGCTAAGGTAGTCTGTGACCAGTTTAGGATCAATGTCC